CCTTATAACCAAAACGTTTTATAGTACCTTTCTTATGGATATTATGCGCTATTGCTTTGGTGAGCATCTTACGCAGCTCCTCGTATGGGCCTTTAAGGGCTTTTGATTTATCTGGGTTCTTAAGCTTTTTGCGATACCACTCACGTGCGTTGATCCCTTTACCAACATCCCATCCAGATGCATAAAGTTTACCGGCAAGGGTTTGCTCAAATGGTTTTTTACTTTTACCTACTTTGGTAGGTCCTCGGCCATACTCAAGAAAATACCAGTAATCATCTAGGTAAAAGTTTAGCGCAATGGAACCATTGCCTGGAATTATCTTAAAGTTAGCTGAGCCTATTAGCCGGGTTGACTGGGTGCCCCCATTGGCCTTTGAACCATGCCCCTTTTTGGTTAAGGACGTGTTGATGTCAACCAATAGGTCTTCACCAAATGATTCAAGTAAATTGTATATTTCCTGTTCTGATACGAGGCCGGCCACGTATACATAACAGTTGTCAAATTAATGTTTAAAGGAATTGCGCCTTTGACTTAAGGCGAGCTATATAGTTTAGGAACTCAACTGTAGTCCAGTCAAAAAGAATTGTTGACCGTTTTTCGTTTGTTTCTTTTACAATGACCGTAACCCATTCGTCCCATCCAAATTTCTCATAGTATTTTTCCTGGAAGATTAAACGACTATCCCTTGCTCTTTGAGGGTTTCCGCCATTTCCTGCTGGACTTCCCTCATTTGTTTCAGGCTCTTTTGGCCCAAGTAATTTTGGATATGAGGCGCGCAGGCCTTGCCAAGCTTGCAAAAAAAAACACTAAGTGGTAAAAGAATGTTGCATGGGCAATGATTATAAATAGTCTCAGCTATTTCATCGTACTTTTTTGCTTGGAATATTTCACCCCTTCGCCAGGTGAACAAGGCAACAAGACGAGCCTTTTGCCTTGGGCCAGTTTCAGCTAATACCCTTTGCAGGTATATGAACCGGTCAGGAGACATGAGTTTTATGTCAGGGTTAACTACGTATGTGTTTCCGCAAAGATTAAACTCATTAACGAACTGCAGGTTTTCAGCCTCAGTGAGCCATGACAACGCCTCAATTTGCTGGTTAATGATGTATAGGGGCTGTGAACTAATATCACCAGGCTGATGGTGCGTGGCTGCAGCAATGGCATTGCACCAAGCAAGGATATGGTTAGTTGAAACGAGCTTAAGTGAGTCAAGTATTTCCTCGTACTGGCCGATGGTTATTTGGTTCCAGCCTTTAGGGATGGTTATGGTGTTGGGTTTATTTCTGCGCTTCATCCGTTCCTTTAGGTTTATCCTTAGCATCACTTTTCTCGCCCCGTTCATAAAGGTTGAATACGATTGAAAGGATTGGTTGTTTTACTTTTTTCTTTTTTGCCACCGAAACAAATATACTACACAATTACATACTTGCCGCTCGGGTATGGCTTTAATTTATTCAGCGCCACATAGCGTAGCGCATCAATTGCATGGTTCATAAAGTCTACCGGTTCATTCACCGCATTACCTGTAACCTTATCCACCTTCCATTTATAACTATTCATCTCTTTAATTACATTAACGCTTGACCGGGTAATGTGCATCTTGTAGCGTTTAAGGGAGTCTATACTATTCTTAACACTATCAGGTCCCTTTATTGCCGGTTCAACGTACATACCGAAGTTGCGTAATTCAGCGATACTCTTAGGCTCTGCACTATCGCATATCGTTACTCCGGTAAGAGCAGGCTTAAGTGCATCGGCTATCTTATCATTGGTTAGCCCTGTGCTGTAGAGCCTCTCATCAATGTACAGCTCACCGTCCATTCGATACACAGTTATACATGCAGTAGGGTCATTGGTGAATCCGAAGTCAAGGGAGTTGGCTATAAGCTCAGCCTCCTTGGGTATCTCATCACAATGGGACCAGTTGCGGAATATAAGCCCTTCAATCTTGCCGGTGAGACCGCGACCATAAACTCTACCCCACTCAGGGTCCTCAGCCGCTCGTTTCTCAATATGGTCGTGTTGATCCTGTGTAAGGAATGGATTATGACGGTGATCACTTATAATAAGCTTTACCTTCTTGTTCCCAAACTGCTTTGTGGCCAGTAGACGCTCGTGCGCCCAAAAGGGTATAGATGGATTGTAGTCAATGAACGCCCGTATATTTGTACGGTTAATTAACTGCTCAGCAATAGCCCAGCTTATACCTGGCGCCTCATTGATGAATAGGTAGTCACGCTTACCACTATGTGCGTCCTGTGCGGTTACATAGCTCGTGAACTCAATCGTTGAGTTGCTATGCGTCTTGTATACGCGCTCAGTCTTATTCTGTGACTGGAAAAAACCTTCCAAACCATTTAAACCGATAAACGTTTCAAAATCGCGCATTGCGCCTTTCTTAAGGTTCGGAATGCTTTCACCCACAATTGTAATGATTCGGTTTGGCTCCGATATGGCTAAGCTAAACAGTACCTGGTTAATGGTGTATGTCTTGCTGGAATAAGTACCACCCTGGTTAACTACAATGTCCTCTGTGGCGTATAGGTTGGCGCTATATAGTGGAGTTGTTTGAAACACACTATTTGACATCCTCCTCGCTACCCGCCAAAGGCGTTGGTGTATTTATGACCTGCGGTTGTATGGCCGTGGTCACCATTTGGTTTTGGGTAATCTCATCTTTCCATCCTGCTTTATTCTTAAGCCAGAATATTGCGCCCTGTGTGGAACCAGCCCAACCCAGCTTAGACTCCCATTCAGCCTCAAGAAGTTGCTCAATATTAAAGATCACGTCAGAGTATTCTTCACCATAATCCCTCTTATATGCGCTCCAGTTCTCACGGGAGAAGCCCACAAATAACCTTAACCCAGCAAATGTTATTTTGTTCTTGGTCTCTAGGCACCACTGAAAGTATTCAAGTGCTTTATGGGATAATCCTTCGGGCGTTGGAAACAACTTTGGTTGCCCAACTCTACGCATCATTATCTGAAAAAGGTGTTTATCTTGAAACTTACCTTTATCGTCTTTTATTTCATCTTCCATCGAACCACCCCCTTGCTTTTAAAAACGCTGTTATTTCATCCATTAATGAAGCTTTACAAACACCACAGGATAAATCTGTTTTTGCCCCGTTTAATATTTCACGAACTTTAGCCAGGCGGATCCAGTTTTCATGTGAAACCTCATTAATGCAACTGTCACGCTTGTACATAATGAATATACTGAGCAGGTCAGGTATAGCATTGGTCACCGTGGTAATCGGTAGGTTATTGAATTGATCTTTTGGCATTGCTATAATTCTCCTTTATATAGTTTCTCCAATATGGTTCCCCAGGCCATTGCGCCTATCATGTAGGCAGGTAGCATTATATACCAGTATTGTTGAGTTACTGGTAATGGATCTGTATAGTATGCCCATGGTATACAAAGCCACCCGGACATGCATTTAGTGCAATCGAAAGGGCGAAGTCGTCTACGTTTTAACCATATGCGAGCGGTATTGATTATGTTCATGTACCAGTTACGGCCATCCTTTAAGGGGCCGAAGTGGGTAAGTAATAAGGCAGCAAGTGCGGGTATTAATACAGTATTCATTTAAGTTTCTCTTTTACCTGGTTTAAATATTTAGTCACGTGGTCTGGTTTTATGCCGGTTCTGCGGGCAAACTCTGCCACCGTGGTATATGTTATAGCTATTGCTACTATCATTCGTTCAAACTCTGTCAACCCTTTAAGCTTGGCTATTTGCTCGGCCAGAATTTGAGGATTGGAACTGGTTAAATCAGTAAGGCTATCTTCAAGGCAAGCTACTCCCTCCCATACATATAACAGTTCTGCTTTTAATTTGAGGCTATTTTTTTTGACAATCCGATTATTAGTGTTGCGGTTAATAACCATTGTGTGTATGTATCCGCGTGGGTTTTGGCTTAAGCGTTCAAGAGTTGACTCATCCATACTAAGAATCTTCTCGCATGTATCCTGGGCCAGGTCGTTACCCTCATCCACATTACCGGTAGTTAATCGGCAACGGGTAAGGATGTAATCGTAGTGGTCAGTTATTATTTGATGTGCGGAGCAGGTCATAGATTTGGTCAGCCAATTCATTTTGGATTGGTGTAGGAATGTCCTTGTGTGCGTTGAGGATGGTATCGGTAACATTGGGTATAGGTTTAATCCAGTTGGCAGGATGGGCGCAGCAAATAATAGGTATGTTGGCTTTAGCGGCTTCGAGGCTAAATAGCAGGTCACTCATTCGCTTACGGGGATCGTTTGCGATTGTGCTTGGTTTGAATAGCGAAGTGTTAAAGGCACATACACCGGTTCCAGCTATATCAACTGGATAGTCAAGCTCCTGGTTCTTGAAGAACTTAAAGCATTGGTGAGCGTGGTAGTATTCAAGTCCCTTAGCCAGTATGATGCGACCATGGTAGGTGATGATATGACCGGGGTGTTTAGCTATATCTGCTTTTATGCGTTCAACATAATCAGCAGGGTAAATAATATCGTCATCGCACGGCAGGTAAAGTTCCGGCTCGGTTACCGCATTTAAGAAATGAAATTTGGCGTTATCAGCCATGTCTGGACCACCACCTGAGAATTTTAATTTAAGCTCAAACGGAAATAATTGTTTTCTGTAAAGCTGCCAATCAGTAAGAGCATGGGCAACCTCTTCATCATATTCGTTTATGTGCACGCGTATTTCATCTACCTGATCATATATTGACGCAAGCATATCAGGTAAAACGGGAAGCCTGCTCTTTTGTGTGGCTATGTTGGCTGTGACTTTCATTAATTAATTATTTCAAATAAAATCATGTATATCATTATTCCATCAGCAATTGATAATGGCACAGCCATTAGAGCCGCCTCATCATCTTTTTCAAGGAAAAAGATCCATATCAAGTAAAATAAAAGTGTAATCATTCAATTATAGATTTAAATGTTTTGTACCACCAATGGAATGAAAGCGCACACATCTTCAGGTAATCAATATCACGCCTCGATGGTGTGGCTACCGTTAAATAGCCCTCAGCCTGGCACCAGGCAAAAGCCTCCTCTTTTAATTGATCCATGTCCTTTGGAACGTAATGCAAGCTAAACCCCTGCTTAGGCCGGTTAAGAAATGTATCGTCAAAGCCCTGGCGCTTGAGCATGTTTTTAAGTATTGACTTTGATCTATACTCCGGTGAACGGTGTTGTTCTTCAGGTATTGATAAGGCTGTTTCAACCAGCCGATGATCCAGAAAAGGTGCGCGAACTTCAACGGTATGGGCCATAGCCGCAAAGTCAAGGGTGCGGTTTAGGTCCTGCTCAATGTATACTTGTAATTCAAGCCAACGCCCAGCACTCAGTCGTGAGTCGATCTCCAAGGGGTTAAACTGGTAATGGAACCCGCGCCTGAATATGTGCTGAACTTGCGATGGTGATACGTTTTGTTGCGTACGGTCGTAACCAAAAAATAACTCGTCCGCACCATTTGCAGTCACCGCTACCTTTGTATATTTTGAAACTTCTTTTGCTGTAATGTAAGGAATGATGCCGGCCATTGAAGGTTCACCGCATTTAAGCGCATAATCAACAAGGCATTGAACAGTATTAACCTCAGCCGGATGAACCGTGTTGAGGGTAATGCCAAAACTCTCGGCTACTTGTTGTGCGTATTGTGTTTCGTTTGATTCAAGGTGAATAGCGTTGCCACCTGCAAAACGAGAAGCTACCAAGGTCGAGTCAATGCCTCCAGAAAGGAATATATGAACCGGCACATCGCTCTGTTTTACTTTATCAATGGAATCAATAATCAGGTCTTCAATTATGGATGCAGCATTTTCAATATATTCAGGTTGCCAGTAACGAATAGGTTTACCTAACCGTCCTGACTTAACATCGTAGGTAATAAGGTGGCTACCCTCCACACGATTAATGCCCTGCCATATGGATGTGCTACCCATGGTTGAGCCAAGTTGCCAGTATGCTTGTAAAGCTTCTGGATTAATTGACCATTTGGGCTTAAGGTGTAGTAAGGCTGATGGTGTGCTGGCGAAAGCAAATACTTCCTTATGTCCGTAGTAAGTGACTCCATCCTTAACGAACTCATCACCATCCCGAACTGTTTGCTTGGTATAGTATAATGGTTTTTGTCCGAATTGGTCCACGCATAGGTGTATGAGTTCCTCAACCCGGTCATATACCGCAAAGGCATACATACCATTAAGGCGATTAAGTGTAGGTATAAGGCCAACGTTATTAATTGAATCCAGTAAAGCATGTGCATCGTTTTTAGTTCCCGAATAAAAGTCCTTGTAGTTATATATCTCACCGTTGTATGTGAGCATATACCGCTCATTGCTTATGGGCTGTGCACCAGCAGCCGATAGGTCCAATACTGATAAACGGTTGTGCCCAAAGGCTACCATATCACGGAACTGCTCGCCATCGCCATCGGTG